CAACTATCTCAAAATTAAAACTTGTTTTATTGTGAATAATACCTATATTGGTAGTGTTGCATTTTTATCACACAATATGTGGTATATTTACAACAAGTTTAACAAATGGTCGTTTATCTTAGGTTTTTGATTTGACCTCTTTACCTGAGATAAACACCAAAAAATAAAGGGCTAATAATTACAATGAGAAATTTAATTCAATTCATATTCTTTATGATGTTTTTTCTAGGTATGATTTTTATGTTTATATCTATTAATGAAATGGGCTTGATGCTGTTAGTTTCTATGGTTTCAATTATTGGTGGTTTAATCTTACTCTGTAAATCAGCTTAACGAGAATTGTATTTCCCACACCACGCACCACGCACAAAATAAAAAATCTAATACTATTTATAAAATACAATCTAATTAAACGACTAAGACACGACCTCAACAAATTACTCGTTAAGAAATTAACTCGTTTAAATACTCCAATAAATAAAACAAGTAATACAAATTATAAAAAAAAACGCTGTGTTAGTTTCTGCTACCTGAAATTAAATTTTGATTTATTAACTAGAAATTTCAACTCAGTTAAGCGAGAAATTAACCCTTAAAAAATTGAGCTGTTTTTCCATTTGTTGTTTTATTTGCTGTACTAGATGTTGTATTAGATTTTGTATTACTCGCTTTACTATTATTTGAATTATTATTTTTACTTTTAATATTTGTTTTATTATTTCCTGAATATAATTTTTTATAATAGTTTGGGTGTTTAAATTCAAAAGTCATTTTTAAATATCTACTTTAGAATTATTCTAAATTCAACTAAAAATTGAAAAAAAAAATTCACTATCATAAGTTGCGATTGCAAACTAGGTTTTATAAGGGTGCGATTGCAAAGTAGGATTAGTATTGACTTTGGGAGTGTATTGGTATAGGGCTTATTTTTTAAAAGGTAGATCATTAATATAAAATAGGAGTAAGTGCTATGCTTAATACTAAAATCACACTAGAAACAGCTATAACAAAAGTAAGTAATTTAGAATGGTTAAATCAAAAAAATGGTAAACTTAGTATAAAAAATGCTGAAGTTTTTGCTAAATTTTATGGATTTCAAAGCATACTAAATGAACTTGCTACCGAAAATGTGAGGGAGTTTAAAACTCATTGCAAGGGTAAACTAGAGTACAAGAATGGAACTATAAATCGTAAATTAGCCGCTTTATCTAAATTATGTACTTGGGCAAGAGGTGTTAAAGGATTTCAATTTAAATGGGGATTACCTCTTATTGAATATGAAAAAGAAAATAACAAACGAGAATTTGTTGTAAGTAAAGAACTACAAAGTAAATTACTTTTAACTGCTCGTTCAAATTATAGAGACGATGAGGCTGATCTTTGGGAGTGTTTAATATTAACAGGTTGTAGATTAAGTGAACTTTTAAATCTTACTTGGGACAGGATAAAAGATGGATTTATTTATTTAATAGATACAAAAACAGGAGACGATAGATTTGTTCCTATTTTTGAAGAAGTTGAAAGAATACTTACAAAAAGAAAATTAATGGGGTTAGAAAAACCTTTTCCTTTATCTATTCACGCAGTTGAACACGCTTGGGGAATGGTAAGAAAAAAACTAGGTATGGAACACGAAAAAGATTTTGTTATTCACTCGTTAAGACATACTTGTATTACTCGTTTATTAAAGAAAAAGATTGGGATAGAAGTAGTGCAAAAGATTGCAGGTCATAAAGATATAAGAATGACCCAAAGATATAACCACCCTACAAAAGACGATCTTAAAGATGCTATAAAAAAAGTTTATATCTAATTAACAACAACCTGAGGAGCTTATGACGACTAATATAGAAAATACTACAAGTGGATTAGAAAACAGGGAACTAGAAAGACAGGGAACTTGGATCAAAAAAGGAGTTGATAGATATAAACAACAGATACAGAAGAACGAGAAAAAAGGTAGAAACTCAGTTACACCTCCGTTCATTTATGTCCAGAAACAATTATTAGTACCATTAGCAGAGAAGATTGACAGCTTTGTTAAGCGAGAATTATCTACAGCTGGGCGAAGACACACGGCAGCTCTACCATTAAGAGATTTAGATGATTCAAAAAAGGTAGCATTAATAACACTAAAGATAATAATAGATTGTATAGCGAGTAAAAAAACTTTAGCTCAGACAGCTCAACAAATTGGAAGTATGATTGAACTAGAGCTACAAAATAATATTTTTAAGGAGAAAGAACCACACCTTCACACAGTCGTGCTTAGAGATTTAATTAAAAGAACTAACAATGTCAAACATCGTAAGCGAGTATTTGCTCACACGTTAAACAAGTACAAGGTTGAAGTTGATAAGTGGGATATAAAAAAACAAGCATTAGTAGGTCTAAAGCTAGTTGATCTTACCATCAAACACACAGGACTTTGTCGTTTAAAACCAGTTAGAGAAAGTAGGCACAAAACAGTTAATTACCTAGTGTTAAAAGACGAAGTGCAAAAAAAGATAGATGATAACTCGTTTAACTGTAGCGTACTTACACCGTATTACAAAGCGATGATAGTACCACCTAAAAATTACACTACTGCATTTAATGGTGGATTTCAGAACGAGTATTTAACTAAACAACCTTTAATTAAAACTCACGATTACGAATACTTACACCTGTTAGATAACAAAGAACTAAAAGATTTTTACGATAGTGTAAACCATTTGCAATCTGTTGCATTTAAAATTGATAAAGATATGTTTAATATTTTTAAAGATATATGGGATAAGAATTTAAGGTTAGGTAAGTTTCCTGACAGAGAAAGTTTATTAGACGCAAGAAAAAAACCTAAGGGTATTTACCGAGACCCAAAAGTTGATGAAATACTAGAGCTTCGTATAAAATATAAGCGTGATTTAAATAGAGTTTATAATGATGAGATAGCGAGAAAGTCTAAAGTATTAAACACGCTAGTAGCAATGGAACTTGCTTTAGAATACTTAGAGTTTGAAAGAATATACTTTGCAATTTTTGCTGATAAGCGAGGAAGATTGTATTGTATGGGAACTACCGTGACCTACCAGACTGATCAAAAGATTAAGTCGTTAATCAGCTTTGCAAATAGTGAAAGGTTAGGCGAGAAAGGTAAGTATTGGCTCTGGGTTCACGCTTCTAATACTTGGGGTAATGATAAGATTTCCTTTGATGACCGATATAAATTTACTGATGAGAAGTTAGACGAGTTTATTAGCTACGCTGATGCACCTTTAGATAACAAAGGTTGGAACTACGCAGATAAACCTATGGAGTTTCTTAAAACTTGCTACCATTTAAAACAAGCTAAACTTCAGGGTTTAGATTACGAATGTAATTTACCTGTGTCTATGGACGCTACTTGTTCAGGATTACAAGTGCTTTCAATATTAATGAGAGATGAACAAACAGCTAGAAAAGTAAATGTACTTCCTAGTAAAGTGCCACAAGACATATACCGTGCAGTTGCAGAACGAGTAAAAGCAAAAGCTGAGATTCTTGCTGGACAGGGAAGTGCCGAAGCAAATCGTTGGTTGCAATTTGGTATTACAAGAAAAATTGTGAAGCGTAATGTAATGACTTATGTTTACTCGCTTAAGCCCTATGGTGCTAGACAACAAATCTTTGATGAATATAAAAAAATTATAGAGTTTGATCCCGATAAAAAAGTTTTAGCAGATGACGGGTTTAGTGATTGTCGTTGGTTAGCTAAGATTGTATGGGAAAAAATGGAAGAAGAAATAGATTTAGAAGCTCAACTAATGAAGTGGTTTCAAGATTGTGCAAAACTATTTGCTCAGGCAAACTTAAAAATGAAATGGAAAACTCCTATGGGCTTTCCTGTGGAAATGGATTACAGGTATGATGTACCTTTTAGAGTTAAAACTGCGATTGCAGGATCGTTAGTTTACACTACTTATAGACGAGAAATAAATCGTAAAGATTCTAGACGTTATTCTTCATCAGTGTCTCCTAACATTGTTCACAGTTTAGACGGTGCTTTGAACCAAGCTGTTGCTTTGTATTGTAAGAACGATGAGTTTCCTATTGAAAACTTATTGATGGTACACGATAGTTTTGGAACTACACCAAACAGAATAGATCAACTAAATAAAATAATTCGTAAAGCTGCGATTGATTTATTTAAAGATGATTACCTTGATGTTTTATACAGAAGTTGGGAAGCCCAGCTGCCCGAAAAATATAAATCTCGCTTAACACCTCCACCTGCTCGTGGAAATTTAGACATTAATGAAATAGCAAACAGTAGCTATTTTTTTAGTTAAATAGTTGCGAAAGCGAGACTAATGATTATATACTATGATGAACGACAAGGACATTGCCGAATACCATAAGTTAATTAACAAACTTAATAAAAAGAAAGAAGAAAAGACAATGAAATTATTTGTATATGGAAGTTTAAAAGAGGGCTACGCACTAGATTATGTTTTAAAGAGAAGTAAAAAAATTGGTAATTATATTACAGAAGCAAAAGGTTTTATGATGACAGGTTTTTGGTTTCCTTATGTGACAAGAAAAGAAAACTCTGAATATAAAATTAAAGGGGAACTTTATGAAGTTAATAAAGAAGATTTAAGAACTGCAAACAGAATAGAACTTGGTGCAGGTTATAAATTTGAAGAAATTGATAAAGGTGTATTTGGTTATATCTATCCTAAAAAGAAAGACATTAAATCTTTAAATGTAATTACTAATAGAAAAGAAAAATACTATGAGTGGCGACATACTAAAGATATGAAAGACCTGTAAACTATGGATTTAATTTTATTAAATGATGGTTTGTATCAGCTTGTTAAAGTAACAAAAGAAATGACAAAGGGTATAGAACTATTAAGTGAAGTAGATTGTTTTAATCTTTGTGATATATTGAGATTGCATTTATCAACTTATCACGAACCACCTTTTAATGCCTATTTAATGAATGATGGGACAGGAATTTTATATGGCTGTATTTGTAAGTAAATAGTCTCGCTTACGATATATTCTCACAAAGGAGAACAACATTAGAGACACTCTTGGAGGTAAAACACAAATGATAAATGAAAAAATGATACATACGACACCTGTGGGTACGGGTAATTATAATTACTTATTTACTCCTGACACACAGTTTGAAAAGCGAGGTAAGTTTTCGGTAAACCTTACTTTATCAGATAAAGACGCTGCACCTTTTATTAAGATATATGAGGAGACTTTAAAAGCTCGTCAAGAAAAGGAAAACAGCGATAAGCGTGCACCACACAATCAGTACAAAGCACTGAAAGAGGGTGGTGTTGAGTTTAAATTTAAACTTATCAATAAAGTAAAAAAGAAAGACGGAACTGACTTTGAACAAAGACCAAAGATTTTAAATTCAGATAAAACAGTTGCAGAACAACAACTTGTTTATAATGGAAGTAAAATGAAGATCGCCTTTCAAATGGTTTCTTGGGCAAATAACTTACAAGGAGTTGGAGTGACTTTACGAATGAAAGCAGTCCAATTAATTGAAGTTGTTTCTGAAAAACCTAACACTGAATCTGATGGAAAGTCATCTAACTATGATTATGGCTTTACTGAGGAGAAAGTTTCCAATGTACCTAGTGGGAAAAAGGAAGTACCCGTTTCGGAAGAAACAGCGGACTTCTAAGTATCGTAGTGGGCTTGAAGAAACTGTAATCAACGATCTAAATAACCGAAAGGTTAATTTTAAATACGAAAAGTATGTCATTGATTACTTCAAGCCCTCTACTAAACACAAGTACACTCCTGATATTGAATTGGAGAATGGAATACTAATTGAGATTAAAGGTTTCTTTAAACGAGAAGATAGAAAAAAACATCTATTGGTTAAAGAACAATTACCAAAACTAGATATTAGATTTGTCTTTGGTAATTCAAAAAACAAAATTTATAAAGGAAGTAAGACAAGTTATGCAGATTGGTGCAACAAACATGGATTTAAATTTGCTGACAAAATAATACCAAGTAATTGGATAACAACATAGGGAGGAACAATGTCTAAAGAAAAAAGAACTTACGACAATATAAAAGATCATGGTACAGATATGTCTTTTGAAAGTGAGGTAAAATTTACACCTAGAATATTTGATGATCGTGGAGATTTAGATTTAACAAAACAAATTGATAACAAAGATGAAAGAATAAAACTTTTAACTACAAAGCTAACAAACATGGTTGAAAAAAATCGTGCTTTGTATGCTCATGTTAGAAATCTTGAAGATATAAATGAAGCCCATAAAAAATTAAATGGTGTTCTTCAAAGACAGCTAGAAGAAGAAAAAGGCAAACTTAAAAGATTAATAGATGATCGTTTAAATTCTGCAAGAACAGTAGGTAGTAATGAGTAATGATTCAGAATTTATTAAACACCTACCTTGTACGACCTGCCCATCAAGTGATGGAATGGCTTTGTACTCTGACGGGCACACTCATTGTTTCGTCTGTAATACTACTAGCAATTCTAATGACACTAATACAGATAATAGGAATGTACCTAAAAATGTTTACTTTAGTGAGTTATTACAAGGTAAAGAAATTAGTTTGTCTAAGCGTAAACTTACTTTGGAAAGTTGTAAAAAGTGGGATTATAAAGTTGGAGAAGTTAATAAAGAACAAGTCCAAATAGCAACTTACTACAATAAAAAAAGACAACCTGTATTTCAAAAACTAAGATTTAAAAACAAAGAGTTTAAAACTTTAGGAAATATAAATGAAGCAACTCTTTATGGGCAAAACTTATGGAGTGGAAAAGGTAAGATTTTGTGCGTATGCGAGGGAGAAATAGATAGTATTAGTTTAAGTCAATTATTTAATCATAAGTATCCTGTTGTTGGTATTCCTAATGGAGTAAATGGAGCAGTTAAATCATTAAAGAAACAATTAGAATTTTTAGAA